GAGCGATTTGAGCAATACTTATTAATATCATCTCTGATAGTTTTCAAGATACCATGCTTAGCAGGGTCTTCGTTCTTGAATTGACCGAACTGCTGTGATGAGTAAGACATCGCATAGTAAGCATCTACCTTAATTGCTCCCTTAGTCTTAGCATCGCATGGCACATAATTACCATCAGCGATAACATAATACTTCGGCTCATGAGTCTCGCCATAGCGTAGGATTTGACCTTCCTTGATTTGAGCGAGTATCTCTTTTGATGCATTGTCTACAAAGTTCGGCTCTACTTCTAGGATATAACTAGCAGTAGCTTGAGCCTTCTCTGATGTAAGGCATGACTGATATGATGCATCTTTTACTGATGTGAATAGTTTAGTATTCATGATGGTTTTAACTCCTAAATGTAGCGGAAAATACCGCCATGATTTATTAATAGCATTTTGTAGAGTCATAAGTAAAGTTTCAGGGTATAGTGAAACCCTATTTAGCCTTCACGCCCACACACGCTCACCGACAAATAACTGGTTTCAAAAGGTCTGGACGCAAAAAAACCCCAACAGGCAAAGCCTGTCAGGGTTTGGGTTAGCTAAGAATTACTTAGCGGTTGGGTGATTCCACTTGGTCATGAAAGCCACGCATGCATCACGTAGAGCTTTCTCGTTTGCGGTGTCGTCACCACGTGCATTGGCGGTTTTGCACTTGGCTTTGAGGTCATCAAGTACTGTGATAACACGTTCACCAAATGAAACCGTTGGGGCACGGTCACGTTGCTTACCCTCATTGAGGATAGTACGAGCTTGACGTTTGAGGTCAGCCAAACGGTTTGAACAATACTTACCTGATTTGTCACGCCATTCTTTGATAAGTGCGTGCAACTGAGGCTGTTCGTTCTTTAACTGACCGAACTGTTGTTGGCTGAAACTGTAGGCATAATCAACGCCCACTTTAATCTTTTCAACCTTTTTGTTAGCGACCATTTCGTCAGTCGCAATAACGTAGTTACCGTCAATAACGGCATACGTGACAGGCGGGTTGTTCTCGTTCAAACGCAAACGGTAACCCTCAAACAACTGAGTCTTTGCCTCTTCAGGCACGTCTTCAGGAAAGCCCACGATTTTATCTAGGGCATAGCGAGCTTGTACACGTGATACGTCGCTTGTAACGGCTTGCTTGTAAGCAAGGTCTTTGATGGACAGAATGTCCGCAATACTAGTTTGTGTGTTCATATAAACCTTTCATAAGAATGAACAAGTAGGCAACATTGCCTGTATATTAGATAGCATTATCTAGCCCTATAAGTACAGTTTCAGGGGGTGGTGGCACGGTAAACAACGTCCTAGCCACGCACACGCCTCATGCACGCAACGACAAATAACTGGTTTCAAAGGGCTAAAAAAGAAGGGAGCCGAAGCTCCCTCCCTTACTTGAAACCCAACTCTTCCCTGGTCTTGAATAGATAACCCATGTTTCCAAAGTCAAGATGGTGGTGCGAGTAATCATCCCCATCATCGCTATACCGAAATATAATTGCTTTGTTTTCTTTCTCACATGACCTATATACATCTGCCATAGTGTCACGCACTGGAACATACATACTACCTAGATACTTACACTTAGTGCAATCGTGTGTGAATAAAGCTTTTGGTTTCATATCATTCCTTTAAAGATGGGGGTGGTTAGCCCCCTGTTGATTAGAAGTATTGCTTGAAGTACTGACCTACTGACATACCATCGTCAACTGATTTGTAGTAATGTGCCTTATCACAGGTCATCGCCTCACCAGAGCGTAGGTTAAGTATGTGTGCCTTGGTATCAGTAGTAGTCACACGGTAGTGGTCATCGTCAACCTTGGTTTTGATAGCACGGACACCAAAGTCATATGGGTCAGCCTTAATGATGTAAGCCTCTTCGTCATTACTACGACACCATATCTGTGAGTCAATAGATAACTCAGCCTCTACCAACTCCCATACTGTCCAACTACGACTACTGAATGAAACTGTGTCACCACACTTAACAAGTGTCATGGTGTCTTTATAGAAGAACTTGCATATTTCTTTCATGGTTTTAACTCCTAGTAATTAGCAGAACATACTGCCATGATTAATATATAGCTGATATATGTGGCATAAGTAAAGTTTCAGAGGGTATACAGCGACCCCCACCCCCCTTTTGTCTGATTAGGTACCATCGCATACCCCATACCCCATAACCTACACAAATAACTCTACGTTTTTCCAAACTCCACCCATTTCTACACCCAATCTCACCCAATAAAAACTTAGACCCCACCCCCTATTACTTTTTGAGAACCATTCTCATTAAAATTTCATGCAAAACACCCCCCGTCACAAAAATAAAGGGCTATGCAAAAAAACTATTATAAAAATTTTGTAAAGTGTTATATACTTTAAAAAAACTGGAGCCAGAACTCTTGTACACGGAAAACTCGTTAGTACCCAACATTGAGGAAAATATTCCTCTTCCAAAAAATGCTGCAGAAGCATTTCCGGCCCTCTCTCCGTCTGAAGAATTGCAACACAGGGTCAACGTCATCAAGCTTATGTCCGATTTAACAGGTAAACCCATCGAGCCTACCGAGGAAAATGCTAATCAGGCTATGACTTTAGCTAAGATGATGATGGAAAACCCTGAGTTCAGACCCAATTTTGCTATTTTCCCTAATGAAACCCAGGCATACCTTGCTGGTGTGGTAGCTAGGACTAACATAGCACTAGTAGATGACCTTGCAGAATTCAAAATGTACGTGGTAAACCGCCTTGTACAAGAGGTTGAGACTGCAAAAGACCCAAAAACACGCCTAACTGCCCTTGCTAAGCTAGGTGAAGTAGACGGAGTAGACGCATTTAAGAAGAGAACCGAGGTTACAGTCAAGCATCAGACGATAGAAGAGGTCGAAAGAGAGCTTTTTGAGCTTATTAATAGTGTAGAGAACAAAGTTATTGACGTAGAAGCTAAGGAAATCGTCAATAAAGAGATTAATAGCCGAGAATAATGCCAGAAGCGTACACCCCCCAGCTAACTCCAGAAGCTATCTTCAAATTGAAGGAGCTTTTACCTAAATTAGACCCAAAAAAGAAGAAAAAAGCCCTGGATTTAATTAAAAAGTATGAAGCCCAACTCACTCAAATTGCTGCAAACCTATCCTTTTTGGACTTTGTTAAACACGTATATCCAGGCTATAAAGTCGGGCCACATCACCTTAAACTGGCTCAGATTTTTGAAGATATTGCTAACGGAAAAAAGAAACGTGTCATCGTTAATATCGCTCCGCGACATGGTAAATCGGAACTCATTTCCTACTTGGCGCCAGCCTGGTTCCTCGGTAAGTTCCCGCAAAAGAAGATTATTATGGCGTCTCACACAGCTGATTTGGCTGTTAACTTTGGACGTCGTGTTAGAAACCTTGTGGGTTCAGATGCATATAAAGACATTTTTCCAGAAGTAGAGTTGCAAGCTGACAGTAAGTCGGCATCACGGTGGGGTACTAACTATAACGGTGAATACTTCGCTATTGGTGTGGGCGGCGCACTTGCCGGACGTGGTGCTGACCTGTTTATTATTGATGACCCACATTCTGAACAAGATGCTAAGACAGGTAGAGCAGACGTTTTCTTACCTGCTTGGGAATGGTTTCAATCTGGCCCTTTACAGCGTCTTATGCCTGGTGGTGCGATTATTGTTGTGATGACTAGGTGGTCTAAACTTGACCTGACTGGTCAGATAACTAGTCAGATGGAGAAGAATGAAGACGTAGACCCCTGGGAAGTCGTTGAGTTTCCGGCAATTAAAGACGACGGCAAAGCACTTTGGCCAGACTTCTGGGATGTAGAAGAGTTGTTGGCAAAGAAAGCGGCACTTGACATTAGATATTGGAACGCCCAGTATATGCAAAAGCCGACCTCAGAAGAGGGTGCGCTTATTAAAAGGGAGTGGTGGCAGATATGGGAAGAGGATACGCCACCTAATTGTGAATTTACTATCATGAGTCTAGACGCGGCTCAAGAAGCTAACAATAGGGCTGACTACAATGCGCTTACAACGTGGGGGGTCTTTTTTAACGAAGAGACGAACAACTACAACATCATTCTCCTCAATGCAATTAAAAAGAGGCTGGAGTTCCCGGAACTCAAAAAACTTGTTCTTGAGGAGTATAAAGACTGGGAGCCGGATGCGTTCATGGTTGAAAAGAAGTCCAATGGCGCGGCACTCTATCAAGAGCTCAGGCGCATGGGTATACCGGTTGGGGAGTTCACACCTGGCAAAGGTCAAGATAAAATCTCTAGAGTTAATGCTGTTTCAGATTTGTTTAACTCAGGGATTGTCTGGGCGCCGCCCCACAGGTGGGCAAAGGAAGTAATTGAAGAATGTAACGATTTCCCTAGCGGAGTCAACGATGATTTGGTAGACTCTACTACATTGGCACTAATGCGTTTTAGGCAAGGTGGATTTATTCGCTTACCGAGCGATGAACCAGAAGACGATATGTTATC